TGTGTCTAACTATAACAACGCAACTGGAGAGTACATAACGGTAGACACAAACTATACAATTAAAGTACCTATCGAGTTTGTACAATCTACTGAAGAATCTGGGTTTCAGGAGAATGTTGCGAGACTCTACATAACTCCAGACTTGATAGGCGATAATCAACCTCTACTTCAAGACGAAGTAACTCTCACATTTTCTGGATCGACAAGAGGAGCTAAGATAACAAACATACGAACATTAAAAGGTGGACAGGAGTATCTATTCCGTGTTGATGTAATTTTCTGATGACTTTAGTAAATGCAAGAGCAGCTTTTGAAACTGCAATCAAGGATGCTGTGAGTGACGGTGATCCAACTGTAACTGTTGTTTTTGACAACACTCCTTTTGCAAAACCAGGTAAAAATAAAAAATACATAATGGTTAACTTGGATTTTACACAGTCCACTACTCAGCCACAAGGAGAAGCAAAATCTTACTACGCAGGAACTATAAGATGTGCAGTTATGACTCCATCTAACAAAGGAACTGCTGCTGCATCTGCTGTATCCGAACTACTTATAACAGGTCTTACCTCAGTAAATAAATTAACCTACACCGATACTTTTGCTGTAACTCCAAGAGTCAGTCAGATAAGCGGTCCAACATCTGTTGTAACTGACAACCAAAGTCACTTTATGAGTGTTGTGAATTGCAACTTTACCGCCAATGCCTAAAGATATAAAACATCTGGTAAAAGATATTGAAGATATAGTAATACAAGGTAAAGCTAATGCAGCAGCTAACATACAATTCTCTCTTCAGTATCGAAGTCCTTACTGGACAGGAACATTTAACGCTGCCTGGAAAGTACAGAAGGGCAGACCTGTAGACCCTGTAAAACCAAGAAAAGAAAATCAGGGTTATAGAAGCGGATTACGAGCACCAGAAAGAGGACCAATAATCAAAACATCTTTATCAGAAGCCTTATATGTAGGTAACGAAACAGAATACGCTGGATTCGTAATAAATAGAATGAGAAGTTTGGAAACAGCAGGATTAACCAGCGATCAAATATTCGGTAACAATTCAGAGGGAAATCCTCGTGGTGTAGCTCCGATTGAATTTTATGAAGATTTATTTGCTATAAACGCAGATACAAGTCCAATACCAAATAGTCCTGAGTGGTATTACTACTATATAGCAACTGAAGAACTTACAAAAGACATAGATCAGGGATTCACAGCCCAAGGTCTAAAGTATGTACCAGGCTAAAGACACATACCAGACTTTGAGTTATACTACAGAAATAGATACATCTTTTTATGCCAACTACAAGAGCAATCGACAAATTAAGGGAAGCCTTTAGTGTCCAAGAACGTAGTAGTTACTCTATCTTTAAAGGAGAAAAACTAATATTAAAAATATTTTGGACACCTCTTACAATAGCTGACAGAGATACCATAAACAGTACACTAATAGCTATGAACAAAGGTCAAGACGAAGGAAGTCTAGACTTTGCATTACAGGTTATTGTTACAAAAGCCGAAGATGAATCAGGTGCAAAGATGTTTACGGCAGGAGACCTACCAGCACTAAGAAGAGAAATACCGATGGCAGTGCTGATTGATCTTATGACCAAAATGCAAAGTATGGGCGAGGAGGAAAGCCCCGATGCCGTAAAAAGCGAAGATTAAAGAAGATAACTTTATATATTTACAGTTTTTTATAGCCGAAAAACTAGGCTACACATTGAAAGAGCTACGAGAGAGAATGTCCACAAAAGAGCTATACGGTTGGAACGCTTACTTTACACTTAAGTCTGAAAGGGAAGAGGAAGCCTACGAAAAAGCAAAAAGACAAGCCCAAACACGCAAAGTACGCTAAACTTCTAATATCCGTGTATTCTGCAAAAATCAGTGGCATCCGAATATAGCGTAAATATAAGACTGAATACAGAACAGGTAAAAACAGACCTTAAAAGTATAAAGACTGAAATAGATAAACTTGGCAAAGTAAATCTAGGAACTAATAGAAAAACACAAAAAACAGAGGCTCAGATACTAGATAGCAAAAGAGCACAGCAGGACATGATGTCCAAGACTAGACGTATAGGCGATCTAGTACAAAAACAGGCAGATCAAGGATTAAAAGTAGGAAGAGCACAGGAAGCAATACAAAAATCAGCGTTACTAAACCAGAAAAAAGACTTTGTAGGTTCAGAAAAACTTTTAAAAGTTGCAATGAACGAGTTAAAGACACAGAAAGCAATAAGTAAAGAAATAGCACAACAGGCAGCATTAAAGACAAAACTATCATCAGGAGCAGCAAGAGCAGCAGGACAAAGTATTGGTAGACAGATAGCTTCCCCTATAGGAGGAACAAGAACCATGATGGGTTCTCCCCTTCAGTTAGGTTTTGCTGGTGCTGGCATGGGCCGTTCTTCGTTACGGGGAAACAGATTTCAGTTTGGATCTCCTGCATTTTTTGAAGCTGGTGCTAGAGCAGGAGGGGCAAGTTCTCCTTTACTAGGAACAAGATTTGACTTTGGTTCACCTTCACAACTAGCGTTTTCGGGTGGTCCTAGTTCAAGAATAGGTGGATCACGTTTTGAATTTGGATCGCCAGCACAGAGAGCTTTTTCTGGTGGTGTAAGTTCTCCCATACTAGGATCTAAAACCACCTTTGGATCTCCTGCATTTTTTGAAAATGCGGCAAAAATTGGAGGAGCAAGCTCACCTTTACTAGGTTCTAAAACTACTTTTGGTTCTCCTGCATTTTTTGACGCTGCTGCCAGAGCAGGAGGACAAAGATCCCCTATCGGTGGTTCAAGATTTACGTTTGGATCTCCTGCTTTCAACGCTGCTCAAGGAGTAGGTGCTCCTCGTGTACCCATAGGTGGTAGATCAGATTTAGTAGGTTCTCCAGCAAATTTACTAAGCATAGGTAAGCAAAACACAATGCCTGTAAAGGGTTTTGAGTCTTTAGTCGGATCTCCTGCATACTACGAAGCACAGAATAAAGAGATGTTAAGGGTAGCTAAGATGAACGTCTTACCCGTAAAAGGTCTTAAGCATATAGTAGGTTCTCCAGCATATTTACAAGATCAAGCTAAACAACTTAAGAAACTAAGAGGTGCTCCTACAGGATTTAGAGCAGCAGAATATGGTCCGCAACAACCAATGCAAGGTCCGATGTTCCCTACAGGAGCAGCCAAACCGCTTAATTTTGATAGTCGAGGAAATTTACTACCTGGTCCACTAGGAAGTAGACAACTCAGAGCAGGACTAGGTAGAACTCTTGCTAGAAATAGAGGTCCAGCGTTCCAGAGTGCTGCAATAAGTGGTGCATTTCCTCTGTTATTTGGTCAAGGTCCACTAGCTGCTGCTGGTGGTGCATTAGGCGGTGGACTTGGCGGTGCATTTGGCGGACAGATGGGAGGCTTCGCAGGAGGTCTAATTGGAACGGCTGTAGTATCAGGTATAACTAATTTTGCTAACTCAATTACAGAATTAGGAAGATCAATAGAAACATTAGATGGTCAATTTAACCTATTAACTCAAAAATCTCTATTCAGTAGTAAAGAAGCGGAAAACAGAGCAAAGATATTACAGGCATTAGGAGAAAGAGAAAAATTAGCTACTTTACTATCTAAAGAATTAACAACAGTTTTAGGAGAAGGAGGAGCTAAAAAATTAAGAGAAGCAGCAGAAGTTTCTAAAGAATTAGATAAAACAATTACAGAACTAACTATAAGTCTACAGTTACTATTAGCTGAACCGTTAACTAAGTTTTTAAAAATAGTAAACGATGTTTTAGATCCAGGAACGAAAGTATCACTAGGAGAAGGAAAAGGAGATGTAATATTTGGAAGTAAAGAAGAGAAATTTATTGAAGATTTTAAAAAGGTGCTTGAACTATTTAGTCAAGGTCAGTTAGATAGAATATTTAAAGCTGCTGCTGATTTACAAATAAACCCAGGCGACATAAAGGCTAGATCAGTACTTAAGGCCGAGGGGCTTAATAACTTATCAGATCCAGAGTTGCAAGCAATACGAAAGTTTAGTCTTGGAAAACAAGTAAATCCTCAGTCAGAATTTTTTGGTGGTGATGGTTCAGATATTAACGATGCAGCGAACAAAATAATTGACATAGATGTTAAAAGAGTAGCTGCTGCTAATAAAAAAGTAAAAGCTATGGAAAAAGAAATAAAATTTGCAAAGTTAGTAACTGAAGAAGGCTTAAAAGAAGCAGATATTCAAAAACAAATACAATCCATAACTGAAAATCTAAATGAGGAAGAACTAAAACTTCTCGATACACAAGGATTAAGTGTAAGAGCGTTAGTAGAAAAGAATAATCAGGCCAAACAGTTAGTTGAAAATGCGAGAATTATTGAACAATCATTTAAGAGTTTGACTCAAAATATAAGCACAGATTTAGCACAAGGAATACAAGGATTAATCCGTGGAACGTCTACCTTAAATGATGTATTAAATAACGTTCTAAATAAAATGATAGATGCTGCGTTTAATATGGCCTTCTTTGGAAATGCAGGAGGACAGTTGACTAAGGGATTAGGTTTGTTTGGTAACTTATTTGGAGGTTTTTTATCTACAGGTGGTCCAACAAAAGCAGGAAAATCTTATATTGTTGGAGAAAAAGGTCCAGAACTATTTACTCCTGGAGTAAGTGGAATGGTATCTCCTAACAGTTCTTTAGGAGGTTCAACAAATATCGTGGTAAATGTAGATGCCTCTGGTTCTTCTGTTCAAGGTGACGAACAGCAAGGGAGAGAACTTGGTCGTATAATATCAGTTGCAGTACAATCTGAAATAATACAACAACAAAGGCCAGGAGGATTACTCGCGTAGTGGCTACTTTTCCCTCAATCACCCCAACATACGGACAACAAAAAAGATCCGCACCATTAACCAGAACAGTTC